TTTTTGTATACTGATATACATCTGATTCAATATCTGTAAATTCATTATTTATAAATTTAATTGCTTCTGGTATTACTTTACCTACAATAGAATCATAGCTAGGCGGTAAATCAAAATCAGTAATACTTGTTTCTGTAGGTTCAACTTTTTCATAAGCACTAACATATTCTCTAATTTTTGTACTATATGGTTTTACTTCTTCAATGTATTGTTGATAATTTACCAAATTGTCATTTTGATATGTAACTTTTTGTTGTAATTCTCCAACATTGTGTTTTGCTGTAACAAAACTTGATTTAAAAATCCAATCTACGTCAACTTGCTCACTTATAGCATAACGAACACTGCTAAAGAATAATTTATTCCATTCTACTTCTAATTGATCAACAAAAATATTAGATTCTAAAGTTTTTAAAATAATTCTAATTTCTTCACTAGGTTCTCTATCATAAAAACTAGTATCATAAATTTGTTTGTCGTAACCAAAGTTATCGCTTTGATATAATTGGCTGCTAAACTGTATTGTTCCGTTTTGACGGCCTATAGTTTTATAATTAACCGTATAATCAACAAATTCTTGACTGTCAATCTTTTCTAATAACAACCAACCACCTGTGCCTATATTTTCAATCTTTACAACATTACCAATTACATCAGGTGTTTCGTCTAGTGCATATGCGCCTTTAATAACAAAGTCTATTGCTGTTTCGCTACTGTATCCTTCGGCGTACCAATCTTGATAATTCCAATAGTCTGTTACATCGTAATCCTGTATATAATTTCTAAACCATTCGCCTGTACTACTAATCCAATTGTAAACTGCCCAAAACCCGCCGATGTCACTGTCGTTTTTCACAAGAACACTAAACGGACGAACAATAAGCGTAGTGTTATCTAGATAATTTTTGCCGCCGTTAATAATTTCGACATTTGTAATTTGTCCTAAATTATTAATGTACGTTTTGATTTCTGCACCTGTTCCTGTTCCTTCAATTGAAACAGTAGGACCGTGTCTTGTATTGCCGCTAGTGTAATTACTATCAATGTAACCTCTGCCAGAATTTGTTACAGTAACATCAGTAATAGTACCATCTACAATAGTAGGTGTAAGTTTTGCTTGCTCAATTTTAGCTGTGCCGATAAATCTAAGTAAACTTTCGCTTTCTATTTCGGTATCCCATAAATTTGTAAATTTACTAGGAATTGGATCAGTTTGCATTAACGGCGAAATATCAAATTCATCAACAACAACGTATTGAGTCATTATAGCGTTAACTCTTTCGATTAATTGTTTAAGAGCTTCTTTTCTGTTTACAAACATACTTTGATTTGGTGTGTTTAATATTCCGTATCTTCTTGCAATACTTAAACTAGTATCGGGCAATTGTTTATTTTGTAAATTATAACCGACCAAACTGTCAATCCATTTATTTACAATATCAGAATTTGGCTTACTACTCGCTAAACCTTCGGTTAACAATTGGTATTCACTATGAATATTATTTTCTGTATTGTCATTTATATAATAATCAATGTGTAGTACGGTATCAGAATCTTTGACAAGATTTCTTACATTGTGTAATGCAAATGTTTTACCGTCAAACATATTGATAAATCTATAACCTTGGCTTTCAGGATTTGCAATTAAATTTTCTACATCTAAAGCACTGATTTTTCTACCATATGTGTTAGGTAATGTTGTTTTTGATTTGACCCAGAAATAATATTTTGGAACTGGTTGTCCAGTAACCGAATCATAACTATTTGCAAAAACGTATGTTTCATCTCCGTACAAACTTGTACCGCTTATACCTTCTGCTAAACCAGCAGTTGTATCAGCAAGTGTATCCCATTCGCTTGGAATATATTCACTTTCTACCCATTCATAAATGTCAACGCTAAATCCTTCGACAATTCTGTTCCAGGTATTAGACTTATATTGTAAATCTCCTTGATAAGGATTGTACCATTTTATAGTATCAAGATTCCACCATAGTTTTCCAACTTGGTTGCTTCCCCAAAGATCTCTACTACCCGTATTTGTACTTCCTGAATTGTAAACCGCAGGATCATAATACAACTTGTAGGACAATTCTTGTTCGGCAGGCCCTGCAATGCGTCCCTGAATTGGATCAATATAATCAAGATAGGTTATCAAATCTTTTGTTTTATTATCGTATAGCCATGCACCTTTTATTTGACTAAGGTTTATATAAGATTTAACACTATCATTTATTTTCCAAGCTGTTTCATTTATGTCTGCTCTATAATCTTGGATAAGTCCTTTATTGTTAGTACTATCTTGTAAAATTGCATCAAGAGGCAACGAAGGCGATACTAGATACAAATGATTTCTGTTTAAATAACCGTATGAATAATTTGCATCTGTGGTATCAACGACTGTATATAGTTTTTCAGCATATACAAATTTATTACCTAATGTTTCAAAAATATAAACTTGATTATTTCCTTCAATTTTATCAACAATTTTTGTCGCATCATTATCAAAAACAAGTTCACCATTATCAAATTCATAATCAAATGTGGTATCGCCTGCTCTACTAGTAACGGCTAATTTATCGCCATCAAGTTTTACATATCTACCAAAGTAGTTGTTTTTAACATTTGACGGTGAAAATAAGTTTTGATCTAATTCAAATTGCTGATTTTGTAATGTATAAACGTATACTTGTCCGTTAAGTATCCCATTGGCATTCGAATTAGGAGCACTTATTGCCAATTTGTTTCCTAAATCATTTAATGAAATACTGTAACCAAACTGTTCATCGTCTATAGGGCTATCAATATTTTGTGAATAAACAAATCTTCCATTTTCTTTTTTGTAGATTGCAACTCTATACTCATAACCATTTAAAATAGCACTTAACGCTAAAACTTCGCCATTGCCACTAATATCAAATGTAATGCCAACATCTGTAGCTAAACCAAAACCGCTACTATCTTCATTCAATATATCAGTTGTATCAGATAAATTGTTTGGAACGTATCCTGTATAGTCAACAAAATCATCTAATTGATTCCATAAAGTAGGGTTCCACGGATTTCCAGGAAATACTGTTTGATTAGCTTGATACATATTATTAGCATAAGTTACAATTTCGTTTTCAATATACTTTGAAACTGTTTGCCATTCACCTCTGTATCTCTCATCTATGTTGTAAATAAAATCATTAACAGCAGATTGGCCTCCATTTTTCAGTATGTAAACACGACCGTTATTTGCAAAACTTCTTACAAATAGATTATGATCAAAATCGCCTGGTGAAACAACTTTAATTCCATATCCAAACTTTTCATCAGTGGCGGGTTGAGAACTACAAATAATTTCTACTAAGTCAAAGCTATTGTCAATTAATTTTTCGTAAACATAAATTACACCCTGATTAGAATACGCCATTGCGTCTGCATCTGGATCGCTTGTAATTTTTCTAACTTGTTCCCAATCTTGACTATCAAGATTAATAGTGCTACTCTCTACAGTTACATCATTTTTTGCTTTCCAAAGAGTTCCTTTAGAACTAACAATATCGCCTGCGAGATAGGTTTCTAGTGGATCGAGTACACCTTTATATCTAGATTTTACTTCACTTGCAGTAGGTGCGCCAACGAACAAATACTGACCGTTTTTTGTCACAGCAACACTTGATCCAAAATCGCCGTTGTTATGGTACTGAGGTAAGGGTTCTAATGTTTGGGTCAAATTATAATTTAAAGATTCACTACTACGAGTATAAACATAAACTTTTCCATTTAATCCTATGTCTGGAGCGCCAACTGCCATTATAGTATTATTATAACTTGCTGATACACTTCTGCCAAATTCGTAACTGCTTTCTTCAGGCGCAGTGATATTTTGTATACTTTGTCTAATTACACTACTATCGTATGTAGCACTTTGATTGTTTTCTACATTGTCAATCCAAAATCTGTCATTTTCGTCCAAATCAAACTGTTTTAATATTTCGTTAATATCTTCAGGTTGACTAACCCTACGAGAATTAAATTCTGAAACAATACCTAAAGTACTATCGCTTAGATCTATAAAAGTTTCTGTAATAGGTGTGTCTGTTTCTATCTCAATATTTGGTAATATTTTTGAAGAGTTTTCGCCTATAACCATATTAGCCTGTATATTGGTTGCAATATAGAAACCATTTATTTCATCATTAATATTGTTTAACCCAATTATAGTGTCTTCTGTAAATGTAATTGGACTAATAAAATAAACTTTAAAACCTAAATCAGTTTTTTCTATACTATGAACAGAATTATTAGAAACAACGTGCTTGTAAACGTTCCAACTAATTCCATCTTGTGGTACCCAAATATAAGAGCCAATATCTACACTATCTATATCTAAACTTAAAACATCAATTTGTTGTTTTGTTATAAAATTAATTTGGTCTAGTTTTACATACCCTGCTGTTTTGGTATATTCTTCTGAAACATTTAGTGTAGGTAAAAATCCTGTATCATAGTTAGTAGGAGCGATATAAACATCTTTTCTAGGATACTGATAAACTAAATCAGTACGTGAATTATCAACTTGAGATACAAGTTCGATTAATTGAGGTTCTATTCTAAATTGCTTTTCATCTAATTTAAATTCAACTTCGTCAAAACTTGTTACTGCACCATATTGTCCTACTCTAATAGCCCATTCTTCAAATAATTCGATACTATCTTTATTGGCACTTCCTAGTTTATCAAATAACTTTGTAACACTATTAGTTGTACCTTTATCTTGTATAAAGCCTTGATAAAATTTATATTGACTTATATCATCTTGTATAATATTTGACAAATAATTACGTTTTTGATACCCAATTAAATGTTGTGCAAGTCGTTGTTGTTCGCTATCAAAATTATCGCTGTCTAAGTCATAAAAATCAGCAAACTGATTGGTTTTGTATTCCCAGTTTGGTACTAACTTACTTGATGGTTTTTCACGTAGTTGGTTCCAAAGATTGTAATTAAAATTTTCAGTTCCACTATGAGATATAGCTGCTGTATAATAGAACTCTTTAAATTTAACAATATCGCCAACGTTGTAATCTTTATACGTTTCCCATTCAGTAACCTTAGCATCATCATATATAAATCCTGGAATATCAAAGCCGCCGTTCCATTCATCTGTTCTGTAACCCACAACTTTTAGTCTATCTTGTCTATAACCAGTATTTGGACTGTACAAAGTATCGTTGAACACTGTATTATTATCTACAAACACCACATGTTCTTTTTGTATCACCGGCAATTTAATCATGTAAATGCCATTGGTATCACTTGATAAATTAAATTGATTATTATTATCTCTATATAGATTCATAAATTTGTCTTTAATTTTTTGACTATTTTGATCTAAAATAGGAAAGCCATAAAAACTATTAAAAATATTATCTACAACAAAATATTCTTTTGAAAATTGTAAATTATTTGCAGCAGGGCTCAAAGTTATGCTACTAGAAGCAGCCCAATTTTGCGTTGTCCAAAACAAAAATTCTTTTGCTGCCAATTTCCAATTTTCTATTGCTTCTGTTTGATTGTTATAAAAATCAAAAGTAAAACCTTTGTTTTTTAAATAATTTTCGTATCCTAATAAAAAATCAACTAAATCCTGTTCTTGATTGAAAACTGTACCATAGTTTAATTTTTTAGCAGTTAAACTGAATTTTTTTCTAAAAAATGCACCAGTACCTCCTGTTTGCGGAAGACTTGGCAATCTTGCATATTTGTCTTGTTCAAATACCGAACTTGTAGTATGATTTACTTTTACTCTATAATAAACATCATTGTAATTTACAATTTTACCTGCTACAAGAGTTTTGTTTTCTGCCCATTTAACAAAACTTTCACTGATTCCTCCTACCCTTACAAAGGGATCATTTGCAAGTTCTTGCGCAGGATTATAAAAAAAGTAAGGTTGTTCTTTATCATATCCAGTAAGTTTATAGCCTCTTGCTACTTTTTCGATTACAACACCGCTATAAGTTATCACTTCCTGCGGAGATGATGTACGGAATTGTATATTATAATTTTCAAATGGTACAAATACATTACCCTGATTTAAAGGTGTTTTACTATCTAAAACTAATTTTAGTTTATCTTTGTTAGCAAATCCTGCTAATTTAAATCCAAGTTTATTTTTTATATTTTTTATATCACTAACATATTGACTGTAAGTAAACTCAGTGTCAGTATTAATGTAGTTACTAATATAATTTAAAAAACCACTTGTAATACTTTTGTCTAGTTGCGGAAATAAAATATTGTCTAGCTTGATTCTTTTGTTAGTGTTACTATAAACTAAATTTCCTACTTTATCGCGATTAATTCTTGACCTGTCTAGTCCAATACCCATTGTATGAGCAGGACGCAATAATAACATTGCTAATAATAAAGCAAACGGATAGTCACTACTACGTCTCCAAGCTGTTTCAACAGGAGCGTGATCACCAAACACGTATTCTAAATTATTCTGTCTAGCAAAACTGAAATTATTTACATATCCGCTTTCTAACGGAGATAATAATTGTCCATTCTCATTTACCGGAATATGGTTTAATAAATTTGTCCTAACAAATTTTGAATTTACTTTTACAGGTTTACCTGGTTCTCTAACAGTTCCGTTTTGCAAATCTGTCCACAGTATCAAGTTATTGCTTGTGTAAGGAGCAGGTCCATAAACTTCTTGCCACCATTTAGGTTCGCTAGAAAATCCTAACATTTCCCAAGGATGTGTATGAGGACGATCAGTATCATACGCTTGAATATAAACGCCTCTCCAGAAACCAGGCAATTTTTGATTTGCAATATTTGTTGACAGACTATAATTGTAAGTAAACGTATTGCCAGATTCTGTATATCTATTTTCAGTATAATCAGCAATACGTGCAACATCTAACCACTTTATAAAATCAGTAATAATAATATTGTTAATATCTGCATTAGTTATATCTGTGTTTCTACTAAATCCACCTACAATATCGTAAATATCAAAAATGTCTGTATTGTATTCTGTTTTTAAATTATTGTAAATTCTTTTTTCAAATTCTAGAATTAAATTATCTCTATAATCATTGAAGGCAATAATTATACTTCCGTCGTGTCCTCTAATTACATTTGTAGGACCAGTATTTTCTACGGTATTGCCATTTTCGTCAAAATCTGTTTGATAGGTGTTATCATAAAATATTTCTGGTTTGTATGCAGGATACATACCAATCTTTGTAGGAGTTGGAGGAATAAAACTGCCTTCGGTGTTAGTATATTCAAATATTTTTATAATATCGCCATTATTTAAATCTGTGATAAATTCGATAAAACCTGTGTCAGTAAACTCATAATCATAATTGTGTATTAATTGTTCGTCATTCAAATAAACGTAAACTGCTTTGTTGCTAATTGTATTTTTATTGAAAACTTGATTTAAAGCATAAACTTTTAATCGATTATCTAAAACTTCATATTGTATTTCTACACTACCGCCAGTGCCTGCCATATCTGTGCTGTAAAAGTTCATATTTTCAGTTTTATCTTCATTTAAAGTTTTAAAAATACTATCTACTTGTTGTTTTACAGTGCCATTAAATGAATTGTCTGTTGCTAATTGAATAAACTTCCTTTTAAATTTTTGATATTCGTTTGATGCATATCTTATAGATTTTACAACATTGGCTTTTTTTGAAACAATATTATACATTGGTATATTTAATGGACCAGAATGTTGTACAAATTTTCTTCCAAATCTTGTTAAGTTTCCTAAATCACGTAAGTTACCAACTCCAGGTTGTGCGCCTTCAAAATCTTTTTGTTTTGAACTTACTATTTCGGCTACAATACCTTCAACGTGATCGTTCACTTCACCTAGAGTAAATTCTGTTATGTTTTCGTTTAAAGGATTGCGTTCCAAGTTATGTGGAATTTCATAATATCCGTTTTTATTTTTTTTGGTATTACTATGTGTTTTAATTACAACAATATCAGAGAATTCTATACTGTTTTCAAAAGCAACAAACTTTGTATTGTTAATATTTACAAAATCATAATCAGTGCCTTCGTACTTAAATTCATTGTTAACAAAAACTTGTACAACTAAATCAGTTAGTTCCGCACTGTTGTCGTAAACATCAATTGGAAAATTATTTGTTGTATCTTCTCCTGTATATTTTCTTATTACATATTGACGGCTTTTTATATCTGCCTTACGCCATGCATTTTCATATGTGATTGTATTGTTTTCATATTTTTGCAAATACAATACATCACTATCTATAGTATCAAATACCCCATTTATTTTATAATTATAAGTGCTGTTTAGTAAAGAAAAATCAAAAACAATATCGCCTATGTTTACAAAGTTTTTGTAAGTTAAAGGAAATCCTAGTTCATTATCGTTAGATCCTTCGCCTACACGATAAGAAAAAATTCTATTTCCTGTAAATTCTGTACTATCATATACAGTATCGTCTCCAACACTATTACCGTTTGTATCAAATAAATCAAATTTAGGCGCCTGGTTTAAACCTGTTTTATCTTGAGCTGCTATCCATTCTTGGCCATTGTACCAAAACATTCTGCCAGCATTTTCTACACCATCTTTGATTAAAATTGTATCATTTAAACTTGGATCAGTATCAATAGTTTCTGTTAAACTTAATTGATCTCTATTGTTGTGTCTAATAACATTAACTTGAAATATTTTACCATTAACTAAACTATCAGGATCGGCTGTGAATAATACACGCATACCTTCAACTAAATCTATGCCGTCTACATTGTAGCCTATACTTCCTTCAATTGTGCTAAAAACGTCTTGAGTAAATGTATCAACCAAGTCTACATCATTTTTAGCTTGATTGCCGTGATTAAACAACCTTAAATTTGCGTCAAACTCAATAATAGGACGTTTTGCTCGTAATTCTTGCGGTATTTCTATAGGCTGATTATTAATTTCTGCAGATTTTTCAATCACAGTTCTGTGTGTCCATCTGTTATATCTAGCCCAAGGATTTCTGCTTTTATCACTTCTATTAATACAAATATAATCTTTGGTTCCTGCAAAACTTTTTGCATCTCCAAATGGAACTCTGTCAAAACCATTTACATCAAAAGGAACTTGTGTGTCTTGGGTAAAAATAGCAGGAACTTGTAAATCACTTGCAGACACAAGTTGAATTGATTCTCCTACTCCTTCTACATAATACAAACCCTCAGCATATTTTTCAGGAGTTACTGTTCCTTGAAAATATACTTTCATTCCGTTTGATAGCGGCCAACCATCAGAAGTTGTATAATATGTTTTACCTATTATTTCATTTTCTACATCAATTTCAGTGTTTTCTTCTATGTCAAAAATGTTTAGATTACCGCTTGTGTCAATATCGTTTTGACTAATATAATATAGGTTATCGGGGGCATTTGTAGGCACTGTAAATTCTAAAACACCTTTTTCAACAAATCCTTCTTCAACTAAATCTGTTTTATTTACAACTGTGTTTTTTGATTCGTCGATGATGTTAACACCATCTAAATACAAATTATCTAAATAACCTGTGCTATCAGAATATGGTACTTTTTTTAATCTACTCAATGCAATACCAAAAGGATGACCAGGTGTATCAACAACAAAACGATATTTTTGTCCTCTATATAATTTTAAAATTTTGTTTCTTGTAACACCGTCAGGCGAAAAAACAAACGCTTGATTATCATCATCTTCCACAAGAGTTACCTTATATGTACTAACAACCTCTTTACTTTGTCCTTTTATAGGCACTTCTTGCGGACCATTTGGTAACCAATAATATTCTCTAAAATTTGTAAATTTATCAAAATTAATATGCGGATTCCATGCATAAAACTCTTGAGCAAATATCTTGTCATGGTTTTCTACATTTCCTCCAAATGCAGAAATTTGGCCTAAAATATCTAAATAATCTGCATTATATGTAATATTGCCAATTTCGTCTTGAATAACAGTGTACGGCTCAAATTGATAGTCTTCTCTTTGCTTGGATACATCGGCAATAAACGAATCATTAATTTTTACTGCTTTCGATTCTCTGCGACCTACAAACCCATTGATTTTTTCTACAACACCAGGAGAAGTTAACTGATCTAGTGTGCTGCCAATAAATTTTTTGTTTGCATCAGATCTAAAATATCTCGGCAATAAAGAACTATTTGTTTTTTTGCTGTCATCACGCCCAGGAACAGGATACTCATTTTGATTTTTATCGTATGCCATTAATATTGATTTCCTTCAGTAATAATATATGTATTAGTTTCGCTACTTTGTATACCCGTGTTTAACACCTCGTCGCTAGTTACTACATTGCCTTGAGCTTTTAATCTTGAAGCTGTAATACTATCGATAATTTCCACGTTTGATACATTTGCAGCATTAACAAAAATTTCATCATTTTCGCAAACAACTTCGTATAAACTACCAAAAACCTGTGTTTCGCTTGTTGGTACTAAAACAATACTTGCTACATCAGGTGCTACTTGTTTCATTATGTATGCTGCAAGTTCACTGAAGTAAAATGTTTCGCCAAAGTCCCAATTTTCTAGTGCAAAAAATTCATTCATACTATCTATTACACGAGATTTAATATCGTTATCGTTTACAACTCTGTTAGAATTTTTAACAATTTTAATTGTTGCTTGTAAATCATCATCGGCTAGGCTACCAAACAATGGTTTATATTTTACAGGATGATAGATTACTTCATCACTAATACTTTTTATTTTTTTGATATCTTGACCGTAACTTAGAAACAAAGAATCACTGCTAGGTGGAAGTGGTAAAGTTTCTATATCACCTTTTAAATATTTTCTATATTCAATATCATAGGTTTTTGTAAGTAGATATAGATCAATTATATTACTACTGCTAGGATCTATCCTGCGATTTTCAGCAGCAGCGTGTTTATAATTAAATCTTAATTTATCTCTGCCTTTATATGCTTGCCAATTTATATCTAATATCAACGCTGTTTGAGTTGAATTAAACTTTTTAAACACATCTTTACTACTAATATAAAAAACTTCATTACCTGTGTAATCACTAAATGCACCAACAGCGGCTTCTGTATTTTTAACAATAATATAATTTTCGTCTGCATCGGCATATTCAAAAGTTTCTATATTATTTTGAATTATCTTTTTTGCAAATATATATTTTGTATCGGGCAAATAATCTGGAGCAACAATTTCTGTAAATAGGTCTGGATCATCAATAACACCGTCACTGTCTGTATCAACAAATCCAACCTCTAACTTTTTACTATCAACATACCCAGCTTCGTCTCTATATTCACTAATTACTTGCCAGCGCCAATCTTGCGTAAAACTAACTAGTTCATCTGGTTTAGTGTTAATACTCAAAACGTCAATGGTATCTGTAATAATCTTTCCAGTTTTACTATCATAAATTCTATCATTGCCATCAAAGTAAAAACGTATTTGATCATCACTTTCAAATACGTATCTTAATCCCCTGTGTGTAACAGTGTAAGTTTCTCCATTTGTTTCAAACAAAAATACCCAACTACTATCTTGATTGGTTCCTGTTGCATCTCCAGTTTTACCTGTGCTAAATGGGTTAACAGTATCTAAATTGTTGTTTGTTATTACTTTCCAATTAAGAGTTTCAACATCAAATCTCAAACCAAACGTTCTATAAGAAAAAATTTGATCAACCATTTGTGATAATGTGTCTGCAACAATATCTAAATTAAGTACAGGAATAATTTCTGCTAGTTGAGAATTAGCTGGAATATTATCATTAAGTATAACTGGTCCTAAATCACTATCAATATCTTGTACTGTACCGTTTTCAAATACACTTACAATCTTTGTCCAGATGTATGTTTTGTCACCTGCCACACTGGGTGTCCTTGCTTGAATAACGTTATTCTTATCAAAACAAGAACCACTTGGGGGTATAAATTTAACTAAACTACCTGGTGCAACAAAACGCATAGAACTTGCTGTAAAACTACCTACAGCAATAGGAATTTCAAACTGATCTTGAAATATACCTGAACTTTGATTTGTTTCGTTTGTTGTTGGAAGCCATGTATAATTTAAATCACTAACACTAGTATTTCTATCAAAGTTTTTGTAGTAAAAATTCTTAGTTTGTGTATGACGAATAATTTCAGTGACTTGTGAATTTATAACTGCTTCAATGTCTGTTCTTGTTTGAAAATCAAAACTAAATTTTTTGTTTAGTGTTTCTTCAAAAACACTACCATCGTCGCCAAACATCAATGTGTTACTGTATTTGCCTGTCGCATCACGTAAATCATAGTAACGACTAATTCCACTACTGGTTCTGTTGATGCTCTTGGTTTTAATAATTTGTTGACTTACACCCAAAGGACCAATGTTATAATCTTCTGCTGTAATCAATCTATTTTGTGTATAATATGTACTAGGAGCATTTGTTTTAATACTTTCATTAGACTCACTAGTATCTGCGTTAGACACTGGACTTTGTAATTCTAGCACTAAATTAAGTGTTTCGTTAGTTCCATTTTTGCTCAAGTAAGGAACTTGGATTTGTATGCCAACTAAATCTGCAGGGTTAATTTTATACTGTTCATTTGAACTTGTTCTATAATATACTTTGAAACTACCTTTTGGTAGAGTTCCAAAAACTCCATCGCTGAAAATTAAACTAATGCGATCATTAATTCTACTAAGGACTCCATATATGTCACGAACGCCTTTTTCTAAACTGTTGTAAACAATGTTATTTCCTTCGATACTGCTTACTTGTGTCCATAAATCTTGTTCATTACCGTTGCTGTCTAGTTTGTATAGCCAAACATCTGTATCGTTGACATTGTCTGTATCAATATTCACTGTGGTATTTGGTACCGGGCTAGTAATACTAAAAACATTATTGTTTAGTGTACCTTGTCTAAAATGTAAAAAGAAGCCGCTGTTGCTACTGCCTGCGCCTTGGCCATTATCTCTATACAAGAAAGCTAATCTGTTTCCAGGAAATGGCTCTTCCTCATAAATGTAATTGTCTTGTGTATCAATACTTACACTTGTAATTTCAAACTTTCTACTTTTGTTATCCACAGTTTTTGTAAATGAATATACTGGCACATCGGTATTTGTACCATTAAATCTGTATTGTTCTGTAACAACACCATCAACTGTGGATTTTTTTATAGGACGGCCAAAACGTGAATTTGCAGGCAACGATGCATTTAATATTTTTACAAATTGTTCATACCAATCTGTATTTGTTGCATCATTCCAAAGAATTGTTTGTCCACTTAAATTGTTGTTGTTTGAATCAAAAACGTCTTCAGTTGTACTGATACTTTCAATTTTTAAAAGTCCGTTTGCAGTAGTGTTACGATTAACATTGTAACTAATTAATCTAGCTAGGCGGAGAATGCTTTCTCTACGCTCTGCTGTTTCGATGAAATTTTCTCTAGCATTAAGGTCTGTACGGAAGGCTAAGTTTTGACCTAAAAATGCAATTAAATCAATCAGTGCAAGATATTCTGAACTTTCAATATAATCGTTAAAATCTTCTGGATAGTTTTCTCTAATATAAGAAATCATTGTTCTACGTAGATTATCAAAATCGTAACTCTGAAAATCTGCATACTTGAAACTCTGGTATATTGTTTTCCAGTCCTCAGCCAATAGAAGTCTATTTTGCCTATCTGTTGTTGACATTAGCCATTCCTCACGTTGTAATATATTTACCTGATTTCATAATGTGCGTATATTAAAGTAAGCCGTTGTTTTGATCAAATTTAATACGCATTGTTTCACTGATACTATATGGAATGTAAGTTATACTACAGTCGATTTGTATTCCGCTTTCATAAGTGTCAACAGTGACAAAATTTACACTCACTCTTGGATCATAATTTACAATTTCAGTGATATCCTTGACTACTACTTCTTTTAAATCTTCTGTAAAAGGTTCAAATAGCAAATCCCAAATAATAGTTCCAAAACTAGGATTTTCTAATTTTTCTCCTTTGCGAATATGAAAATGATTTATGATATCTTGTTTGATAATTTCTAAATCGTACAAATTAAAACCTTTAGGATTAGCAACTGTGCTAATGCCTCTGTATTGTTTTGATCTTACAGGTTCGTTGACAGTAGGAGTAGATACTGTTATGTTTTTGTAAAGTGGTTTTTCATTTGTAGCCATAACGTATTTATCCAGATAAAATTAAGCCATTTCTTCTTAGTTTTTCTAGTTCAGTAGGAGTTAATATAATACCTTCGATAACTGCTTCAACTTTTGGTGCTTCTGGAAATATTTGTGTACTAATTTGCCAATCTTTTTTCTTAATAAGTTTAGTGTTAAATTTTTTGGCTACTTTTTTTGCACTTTGTGCAACTTGTGAAAATATTTTATCTCCTGTAGATTTATAGGTTCTGTTGTTTAGTGCTGTAGCTGCATTAGCTAAATTATTGGCTAGTGTTGCAGGATTTTCCGGAAAACTTATTTGTTTAGTAATTTGTTTTCCTATATTTTGCGCAATATTTGCTTTTCCTAATGCTTTTCCTACAAGATTTGCTCCTATGCCTTTTGCAGCACCGGCAAGTACGCCTTGCAATTCAGTAGGTAACCCGTTTACTGCGCCTTTTAAATTATCTGTAAATTTGCCTAATCCTTTGGTAAATCCTTCAAAGACAGGCCCTACACCAGGAATGTTACTAATTGCTGCTCCTAAATCTCCAGCAATTTTGCCTGCTGCATCTCCTAATGCATTACTTAATCCATTTAAAGCATTACCTATTGCTCCATCAATTTTTCCTAATGCTTGTCCTAACGCACCTGTTAAACCAGTGCTACTTAATAAATTTTGCATTGCGCTAGGTAAACTGCCTAATAAATTGTTTAAACCTTGTCCTAAAATACTGCTAAGTCCACCTTGTAAACCTTGTAAAAAACTATCAACTATTAATTCTACACCAGTTTTTGCTGGATCAAGTATCTGTGTTCTTATAGCTTCAGGATTACTTGCATCAGTAGTTCCTGCTTTGGTTGAAGTTGTTGTCTTAGAATTCTTTTTTTGTAATTTTGCATTTTGTACATCTTTTGTTGAAGGTTTTGCTTTTTCCATCCAACCTATACCTTCAACAAATGCAGCAGGATTTGTCACCGGAGGAACATCAAGTGCAGCAGCAGCTTTAGCTAATTTAGCGTCAACTTGCCCAATTCCGTCACCAATAGTTGCAACTATGCCTGCTGGAACTTTGCTGCTAATTTGATTCGGTAAATTGCTTACTGCATTGCTTACCTTAGGTGCTGCATTCTTTACTGCACCATTCACTACTGCCCAAGTATCTGCCATTTTTTGCTCCCTACAATATTTATTTTAATTCATTCATTGGAGTTCTGTCTGTATGCACCGGACGTTCTTCCATATGTATATCTTGGCTTTCTGTTTCTACTGCTTCAGTTTTTTCAGGAACAACTTCTGGAGGATTCCAATTTTCATGACCAAACCATGGTTCGTGTTGCGGCACTCTTTGAGGAAACTTGCTTTTAATACTCTCTGTGGCAATATCAGCCACTGGACCATTCATATCAATTCGTTTTGCAGTTTCTATGTGCTGATTAGTGCTATTAATATGACTTTTATTTAAGCTGGTTATTTTTGTATCATTTGTGGCATGAGTTTCTAAATTATTTCTTGTGGTAATTTTGCCATCAATACCTACTAAAACTTCCCAATTAATTGCACAACTTTGATATATGTTTTCATTTGCAATAATATTAATATTTCTACCAGCTTCAAAGTTTATATCTCTATCAGCAACAAAATTAAAATCTACTTCAGTATGAAAACTAATACTATCCTGTGCATAAACATCAATTTTACCATTGCTAGTCATTTCTAACCAAGCAGTTCCTTTGCTGTTATTAATGTAAATTAAATCTTCACTGGTATTGATCATAATTTGTGCACCAGTACGAGTACGGAAACGGATCATTTCGTTTGCAGGCCTTGTTACATCGCCACCACTTTCGCTTGCTTCTTTGTTTACGTATTCGTAAGGCGTATCAGTAGGAGATCCTTTACGTAAAAATTTATCATCTCCGTCATCTATTACAATACTGCTACTGCCTAGTCTACTTACGTGTACAGTGGCCTGGCTTTCTTTGACTCCAACCTTGCCTTGCGGAGATCCGCCACGTTTGTCTACAGGCCCTGGGCTACTCCAGCCAGTTACTGCACTAGGAAATTCACGTTGAGCACTACTAGTAGTAGTTCCTCTAATGTCATCCTCAACCAATCCTTGTTCTTTTAATACATTAATAAAATCTTCGTTTACAGGTCTTTTGTATTTTACAACATTATTAGTATTTGGTTTAGTAATTTTTTTATTGTATTCGCCGACAGGCAGTTTTTTACCTTTTAATTCACTAGGAATATTTCCACTGGTTTGTTCAGTTACAGGCTGCCCTCCTGGTAACATATATGTCATACCTTTTTCTGGTATACAGGCAAACCAATAACCAAATTCTCTACTACCTTCAACAAATGTCACCAAGACTAAAGTACCTGGATCGGGCGGTATTGCCCACCACCCGTAACTTTTTTGTGTGTTTGAATAACTATCATTTTTTCCTAAATGCTGTGCGCCGGTCACACCATAAAACGGACTTGCGTAATATACAATTGCAGTTTGGCCAAGTGTTTCACCTGCATTGCCAGCTTCTGTGGTTTTTAACAATTCAACTTCTAAACCGCCAAGATAATACGGATCAGCGTGTTTAACAACACGAGCAATAAATGGACCAGAGTTTTTGGCCGGTTCTGCTATGCCTGATGTACGTTGTTGTTCAGATTTTGGTATATTACTCATTTATATTCCTTAAGGTGTATACGGAGATGCCATGTTTTGTGTAGGAGTGCTATCTTTAACTTTTACAGGATTATCACCTGATGTATTTGTATCTTCGGGCTGTCCTCTTCTTCGTAATAACTTTAGCGTTTGTGTAAATTTATTACCACGTATTTCATTTATAATCTGAATTACTCTATATAAACCACTAAATTGTTGAACAGGAATTGTGTCTTCAGGAAAAGTCATGCCACCTGTTTCAGGATTGTAATCAATAGGTGTTCTAAAGTTTAGTATTATGTCACATTCGCTACGTTGATATTCGACTTGTCCACTTGCAGTGCTATTTAAATCTCCTGGTGAATCTGTCCAGTTACCCATTCCGCTATCTACAATATAATAAGGGTCGCCAAATATTTCTAAATCTACTTCTACTAGATCCATACTACCACTTCCTAATATATTATCATGGAAGTTGCGAGCCCAGCGTATTTTACTGTTGTCTATACCAGCACCGCCGTTGCCTTGACTACTTGTATTGTTTGTAAAACTTTGAACTGTTAAACCTGTTGCACTGTTTGCACCAGAGTTGTCTGTCTTCATAGTCAGTGTTTCCGGTTTTTGTTGAACAGTGTTTTGTTGTATGCCACCTGTTTTGAAATCCACTGTGCCTTGACCATAATCGGCCTGTAAAAGTTGGAAAAATGCAGCATTAAATCTGATATCAAAATTTATTATGTCAGAATTTTCGCCAGTATAGATGTAATTGTACTCTTTTTTAGCGTTTTCACGTAATGCAGTATAACTTAATCCAGGGTCTCCCGGTCTTTGTAAATGACTACTATGTACCATATATTCAACAACTTTATAATGAAATACTTTTGCATCTTCTCCGTATACATTTTCCTGTGTTGAATTTGGTTTTAGGTAAGTTTCAGCATCTATTCTAAACCAAGGTACCATACCATTTTCATCAGGCGCTCTATCTTTTAATTCTTTTGCCCAATCACTTGTTAAAATTACATCTTCAATGATTTTAATCATACTTGTACCAGCAGGGTATTCAAAAACACGTTCGTCATTGCTAACAACGTTTTTACCTCTAGTCATAACTTTGTTTTTCTTATCGTAAACTTGACCAGTTTGAGCCATAGGTGCTTTACCTTGTTCTTCGTGACCCGCAATTATTTTTGCTTTACCTAAATTGTTTAGACTACTCGGATCTTGTGCAATTTTAGCTAGTGTTTCGCCAATAGGACTTTTTGTAAGCACCTGACCTGTAATCATACTTAAAAATCCTTCAAAGTTTTGAGGTGCTTGTGCGCCTAAAAACCCACTAATACCTTCAAATAATCCTTGTACATTTCCAGTTTTAAAATTTTGTAATAACCCACCGACACTTGCACCGCCTAAAAGTCCTCCTATTATATTATTTCCGCCTAATGCACCTCCAATAGCACCTCCTAAAGCTGCTTGACCTATATTGTTATTGCCATTTAAGGCTCCGCCAATAATACCGCCCACTGCGCCTGATAAAATTGATCCAAATACTCCGCTGCCTCCAGAAGATCCAGTATTACTTTGTGTAGTTGCTCCTACATCACCAGTACTGGTTGTTTGTGCAGGATTTAATTTTGTTGCAATATCTTTTGGAAACGTTACTATAAACTCATCTGCTTCAAGGATTTTTTCTTGTTGTCGTAATTCTTCAAAATGTCCATTCATAATGGTACACAAACTTTGCTCGCCACTTTGTAAACATTTTTCTATTGAATTGCCTTTAAGTGCAATATCAATAGGAGTGCCTGTTTTATCGTCTAAATATGCTTGTTCATTCCAGGGCATTGCTTCAACTGTGTACACAGTTCCGCCTTGATTTACTTCAAATGTAATATTTGTAATTTTTACAGGAATATCACGGCGTAAATTTTGTCCACTTTCGGTTACAATAATATCACCGTCGTCGTCGTATCCAATAAATTCCATACTAAGCATATATGGAGCACGCTGATAGTTAGTAAAACCACTTGCAGTAGCAGCTAATTGACAAGTTTGCAAAAAGAGGCCCATACTGTAAGGTTCTGTCACTGTAAATTCTATATAGGTTGCATTTGTACTACGTGATTTTGTGTTAGGCACACATAAAGCTTCAATCATTACATTATCAACATAATATTCTAGCTTTCCGCCTATTGCATCTTCATATGCTGTTGTAACTTTATTTTTAGTTGTTCCACCACTTTGAAATATTACATTAGCAGGTCCAGTACTACGATAAGTTTCATTGGGTGCAGCTATTTCGTCTCTAGTCAAACAACTAAGAGTAAAAATTGTGTTAAAACTGCTAAACTGATGTAAGCTGTTTGTTTCTGTTGCCATTATATATTCAAACCTTTTTGTAACAATGATTTTTTTGGCAAATATATTTTTGTACCAGGAATAAAATCAAATACAGGATCTTTTAAAACATCAATATTACGTTGAGCAAATACCCACCATAATTTACTATTATCATAAAGTGCATATGCCAACAAGTCAGGTCTATATGTAAATTGAGGTTCAATTGTGTAAAGGATATCGTCATCTTCAGCAGGCACAGGTCTAATTTTTAAAATATCTAACTCTCCTGTTTTAGAATAGTCTGTGTTTCCCCAAGGACTAGTTTTTCCATATTGTGCCATTATACAAATCCTTTATCTGACAAACTACCATTAACAAAATCATCCAAAGAAAACTCATTAACTTTTGCCCTACTGTAAACTGGTTTCAGTGTAACACTTAATAAACTGTTAGTTGGAACCATTTGATAAGGCGATGACGTTGTTCTAGCAGTACCAACTTGTAAATAATCAACGTTATTTGGCAATTCAAAAGTAAATTGTGTTACTACAACAGGAATGTTATTCATTACATAGTTACCATACCCATTTAATTTTACAACCGGAGGCGGTGCACCTTTGTTGCTCGACTCTCCATAAAACATTTTGGTCAAACTTCTAAAACAATGTGTTGCAGCTATCCAATATAGCCCATCTTCTTGAGTTTGAACTGGAAAATTGCCAGAAATTGTTATATCTTCTGTCCTACTGTTCATGTATGAAGGAAAAGGATAATTATTATGTACAGGAGATAATTCATCGTAGTTTGCTGTATGCACAAAATTAATAGCAGGAGTAATAGGAAATACAACATTATAACCAGTAGTAGCAAGTGGCGAAAGTATTGGACTACTTCGGAAAGTACCCAAAGACGGTACGCTAACTTTAACTCTATAATCGGGCTGCATATCGTCTGTGGGTAAGAAAGTTGCTGTCGCACTAGGAGCATTTTGAACTTCTGCACCGTATGGTAAATTTTTTAACAAAATATTTTTTAATATTTGGTTAGAATTTCCTGTGTTAACAAAATTTTTATTATTATAGGTATCGCTACCATAATATCCACTGACATTATTGTTATTATACCCTGTATTTTGCGACGATTTTGGATTATTTGCCATGTCTACTCCTATAATGTATTTAGTTGACAAAAATATGTGCGTATATTATAATGTAAAAAAGGATTAATCTAAAAATGGCTAGAAAAGTAAATTATTTAAACAACAAAGACATGTTAAAGGAAATACACAAGAGCAAAAGCACATTTTGCAGTTATGTAGCACCTGAATATGCTGATTATGATATTATATTACCAGATGTAGATAAAATAAACATACGTACAGTTGCAGAAGCAAAACGTAACAAAGCAAAAAAACAAGGAACAGCAGCATACGAAGCTGCAAAAGCTGCTGGTAAGAAGGTAAAGCAAGCAGACTTTGAAGTAGATTATAGAACAATTGAAAAAACAGACCTTGTGTTTCGTATAATGACATTTGACCATATACCAGATGAGCCAGGACGTAAGAAAAATCCTAAAACAGTAGCAGATCATAAAACAAAACTTAACTTTCCTCCATTCCAACACTACAAATTTGATGATAACGACAATTTGATTTGTGTGGGCAAAAGCCATTGGGTAGGCGGAATGGAAAACGGTTACTTTGATAAAACACACGGCAAAGCTACTAACGAACTTGCTCGTATGTGGATGAAACTGTGTGATCGCTATGCAACAAGAGGCAATGTGCGTGGATACACATACAATGACGAAATGAGAGGGCAAGCAATACTACAACTTGCACAGATTGGACTACAATTTGACGAGAGCAAGTCACAAAACCCATTTGCATACTACACAGCAGCAGTTACAAACAGTTTTGTACGTGTCATCAACATTGAAAAGCGTAATCAAAACATTCGAGACGACATTTTAGAAATGAACGATATGAATCCTAGTCATACAAGACTACATTCAGGCGAATGGGAAGCAGCACAGCGCAGAGAAAACGCAAATAAAGGTTGATTTCTAAATTAATCTCCATTATACTGTACTAGAAGTGGAGTATTCTATTGTTTAAAAAAGCAGCAGTATTTACTGACATACATTTAGGTATGAAAGGCAACAGTCGTGTCCATAATCAGGACTGTGAAGACTATATCGATTGGTATATCGAAACAGCAAAAGCAAATAACTGCGAGACAGGTATCTTTTGCGGCGACTGGCACCATAACAGGAACAGTTTGAACCTTACAACCATGGATACAACCATACGATTGTTAGAGAAACTAGGTGAATCTTTTGAAAAGTTCTATATGTTTGCTGGTAATCACGACTTGTACTACAAAGACAAGCGTGATGTGAAGTCAACTGAGTTTGCCAAACATATTCCAAACGTAACAGTGGTAGATGAGATACAGGTTATTGAAGATGTAGCACTGGTT